TCTCTCCTCTTGCATGATTACTGCGCTGTTTCTCCCCAGCGCCTGAGGCAAGTGTCCGTGGTGGGATGCTTGCCTCGTTCTTTTATCACATCACTTTGATTCGGGCCACCAGTTCTTGTCTTGCGTCATGCTGTAGTGGCCGACAACTTTATTGTAATCGGCAAGGTGATCTTCTCTGACCTTACGTTCGCAATGGATAGGCCATCCTTTATTTTTTAGATCATAAATTCGAGCGGCCAATCTAAAGCATCCAAACATTTGCAATGCTTGTAGTGGCGTAATAGTTTTCCCTGTTTTCAAGTAGTTAAGGATTTGTAGGTTCTGCGCTTCTGTCATTGCTGCTCTCCATCAGCTTGTGAAATGTTTCGCCGGACATAATCACGACGACTTGCGGCTCTCCTCTTCGCCGCTTGTAGATAGCTAGGTCACGGTTGGTCAGCACAGTGAAGGGGCTTGGGAAGCTGGACGCATCCCGATACTTCACCTCTGTTACCAGTCGGTGTCCCATGATTTCTGTGATGATGTCCCCTGAATACTCTCCTCCCAATGCGCCCGAGAGGGGCTGGCGTTTAGCTGGGAGGCCAATCTTTTTGAGCCAGTCGACAACCCAGTTCTCATGGTAGGTTCCTTTGGCTTTGTTTCTGTTGGGCATTGGTCGCTTTCATAGCAGGACATGCAGATCAACCAGTGACCACCGTATTGCTTTAAGATGGCAACGAAGTTGGCGACATGCGAGTTGCAGTTGTCACACTTGATTCCGCTGGACGACCTCAATGTCGTAGCCCAGTGCGTCCAGCCAGCACATCAGCATAAACCCAGAGGGTATACGCTTGTGAGTTTCCCATTTGTGGATCAGCGATACCGTGCATCCGATGATGTCAGCTAGTGCTTCTTGGCTTAAACTTCGCTCGGATCGTGCGAGGATTAAACGAGACACCAGTTCTTCGTAGTTCTTCGGTATGCTTACGGGCTTGTTGAAGTGCGTGAAGTTTTTCAATGGCCTGCATCACCCTCGCTGCTGTCTCATGGCGAAGCTCCGTATCACCGTTGATTGTGCGATAGTAGGTAGAGGTTGGGATGTCAGCCTCTTTGAATGACTTCAATAGGCTGAGTCCACACTCTTCGGCTCTGTCTTTGAGGATGTTTAGGTATGATTTCATGCCGGAATAACTGCATGGTCGCAGCTATAAGTCAACCTCGTTGAGTATTTGTCTTACAAAGTTAAGGCATGAGGCGGCAGGAAGGTAGCCAATCAGCTTCCCATCCTGCCACACATACACTCCATCAGGTCTCGTCGTCAGGATCACTGACGTATCCGTTCCCATGACAACACTCACACACTTCGATTGTGACATAGATATCTCCATACGGATTGCTAGAAGACATGCGTGAGCAGTGTTCAACTTCTACCTCGCCTTGTCCTCCACACTCAGGGCAGTCAATCCACCCCTCAGAACACTCAGGGCAGTCAATCCACCCCGAGACGACGACTGATGGCCCGTCAGAATATGATTTCGTCATCGAGTGGTGCCTCATGGATATGTTGATGCTCCTGCTCCCAAGCATTGGTTGCCCGTGAGATAAACTTCTCGCGGTTAAACTTGGGGTTCGATGCTGCAAGTTTATCTGCTAGATCATGCAGCGCACTTGGCCAGCCCACCATTGGGCCGACAGTATCTGCAATGAAATCAAAGTGTTGGCGTGACATCTTCATGTTTCTTGTCCTCCGATGGTAGCTTTGTTGTGTAGTCGCCATGTTTTGTTGGGTGGTAAAGCAGTTCGCTTTCGTGCCGATGGAAGAAGCTAACTGATACGCTCTGTCCCCTGTCATCAATGCCTACCCATGAGTAGACAGTGAAGCCATCGAAGGTGTTGATGTTCGGTCTGATCTGCACAATTCCGTGCATGTTCACTTCGGTCATGCGATTTCTCCCCAGAGTTTGTGTTGCATTGCCTTGGCAATCGCATCCTCACGATTGCGGCGGGCCACTTCAGGATTCTTCAGGTCGCTGGTGTGGCTGGCCCAGTAAGTCAGGCAGTTATACAAGGCCCACTTGTTGGACCCGAGTTGGTCTGCCTCGTCACCCCAGATAGAAAGCAGGCGCTCAAGCTGACGCTCGTTGGTCTTGCCTGCCTGCTGCATGGTGTATGCTTTGGCAACAGTGGCCTTGAAGAATGTCTCGGCCATGTCAGTGGTGACAGGCGATGCCATCCAGTTACGCCACCGATCAGGCTGCGTCATGAACGTGTCGAGTGCGTTAATCATCTTGAGCGAAGAGCCTTCGATGTTGATCGACTCGGTGTGCTTGAAGCGAGACTGCGCGGCATGTTCTGCATGAGTGCAGCCATTGAGACAGAACAAGCGAAGGCCATCGGCTGCTTGGCTGAACGCCCAGCTTGCATCGTAGCTGTTGAAGAAGCTGATGCGGAACTTAACGTAGTCACCAACCTTTGGCTGCACAGTCAGATCGTTAAACAGAATCTCACCGCGCAGCTTGCGACCACCCTCAACCACTGAGAACTTGGTCGTGTAATCTTGGCTGACGTTGGCTGTCTTCAGTGCATCCATCATGCTGTTGACCACATCGTCATGCTTAACGATGCGATAGCGTGAGCCGTGAACACCAAGCACCTCGTTGGTATCAGTCCGCATCACGCATTGCTGATCTGGAATTGCATTGCCGAACTTGTCGTATACTTCCTGCATCTCGACGGGAAATGCGAAGGCTTCAGGCTGCATGTCAAACATTGGTTCTCTCCTTATTGCATTGCCAGAATTTCAGTAACATCAGTGCACCACCGACCACCGATTGGCGGCGTGAACTTATTGCGCTCTTCTTCAGTGAAGAAGGTAGCTTCATCGTAATTGGTCCAGCCAATTTTGTTAGACCAGAACACAAGCACATCATCGACATGGTTGATTACAAACTTAAGCACTGATGTTCTCCTTGATTGCTTTGCGCCATTTGTAGACAGACGCGATTGATACATTCATTTGCTCCGAGGCTTTTTTCACCCCGATTTCATTTGCTAGCTCAACAGCTTTGAGCCGCGTGTTGTCGTCCAGCCCATACATTTCATCGTATGGGAATTGCTTTAACTGCATTTTGGATCACCTCATTTTTACTTGAGTTGCACTGGAAGAGTCTCACCGTAGTAAAGTCCCGATTGTGGGTGCCCCCCGACGCTGGGGCAGGGCGCTCCCTTCGTTGTTTTTGGTGCGCCGGTTGGGCAGCGGTCGGCGTGGTCGGTGTCGTTGCATGGTTGTTACCGGGCAGGGGATGCAAGGGGCAGCTATGCCCCTGCCGGGGATGCAAGGGGTAGCACCCCTTGCTGCTTGCATTGGGTCAGGTTCGCGAAGGCGGAGTAGCAGCAACTCGGAGGGGCCGAAGGCCCCGAGAAAATTTTGGGGGCTGGTTGCTGCGGCGCGGCGAAAAGCAAGACGCCCAGCCTTTCGACTGGGCGCTGCGGTTGCGGTGGTCGGCGGTGTCAGGCGCTGAAACCTTCTTCGCTGGTGCCGCGCGTGTTGGCGACGGTTGCGCCGTCTGCATCGTCTATGCCAAGGGCGGCAAGCTGCGCCGCCAGATCGGCGGGCAAGTTGCTGCTGCGGGGCTCTTGCCGCAAGTTGCTGCTGCGGGTCATGCGGAAGGGGGTATAAGCTTTGCCAGTGTCTGCCTCGATTTGCGCCAAGATGTCGGCAAGCGTGGCGGTCACGATGTCGTGGTTTAGGCTGGCGGATTGTGCTTCAGCGATTGCGCCTTGCAGTTGGGTGGTGCTGATCTCGTCGCCTGTGTACCGCTGGCGGGCGATTTTCACACGGTCGCGCTGTTTGGTGGCGTATTCTTCCGTTTGGGTGGCGGACCAAGCCAATTGGTCGGCCATCTTTTCCAGCATCTTCACGCGATGAAAGGCCAACGTGTCGGTATAGGTCCAGTCACCTTGCCGGATCACGTTTGAGACGTTGGCCATCAAGTTTGTGATGGTCTCGACGATGGTTGCGGTCGGGGCGGTCTTGCGTGCGGTCTTGGTCATTTGTTCTCTCCTCGGGTTAGGGCGCGTGGTGGCGCCTGCGGTGTCTCCGCTCTTCATTTCTAGCGTTTGGGTTAGGTTATCGCAACATATTTCCACAGGGTTATCAGAATTATTCTCACCGTAGTATTCTTGCCACATCCCTCCTTTCTAAGCGGGCGGCGTAAGCCGCAAAGAAGGAAGGGGCCCCCTTTAGGGGGTATTCCTGACTGGGGGGGGTTCCCTTTAGGGTT